GTTCCAACCTCGCATATCGATTTGGGTTTGACCTCTTTGATTAATTCGGCGAATATCGGGCTGGTACTATTCCACCCCGACTGGTCAAAGGTATAGGTATAGTCGGCAGGAAATTCGTAGGGATCTACTTTATAGATCAAGTCCCGGACGCGCAGCATATCATAACCCCTTATTTTATAGCTTGGTCAGGAAAAACAAATCCTGGTACGGCTCGACCGGTACTCCCGTTGACCAGCTACCGCGTATCACCTTGTCGATGCGAAGATCGTTGTCCGTGAAAATTCGAGCAAGGAAATGTTCGTCATAGGCTGATATTATATCAGGACTTCCTAGATCGAAGACGCTGACGTTTGGTGTTACGGCGAATGGAAAGTGGTGGCATGCGCCGGGTTTGTCCCCGCTTTTCAGAAAAAATGTCAGGAAGGCGCGGCCCCGTTTTTTAAGGACATACGATAATTCCATGATATAACGTTTAAAAGCGCCTTCGCTGCCCATGTGAGTGAAAACAGAAGTTGCCCAAATGAAATCAAATTCGTCAGTGATGTAGGGAAAAGCTGTGTCTGTTGGATCAAGCGTTCCGTTTCGGTTGTAGTAAGTACTTTTGGTATCAAAATGATCGAAGTTAAAATTTTTGAATACGGGTGTTATCCTTTCAGAGCAAAAATCAACGCTTTGCTTGACCACATCAAAACCAGTGTATTGCCCTTTGCTCAAAATTTGAGTCATCGGAATGGCCATTCGGCCGGTGCTGCACCCAATGTCGAGCACGGTGCTGTTTTGGTCGAACAATCCTTCCTGCCACCACAGATTGACGTAGAACTTACCGATCACCGGGAAGTTTTTACGGTTGCCGCCGGGCGCTTCGATCAACCCGTCAGGCGGCAGGAGCGCTTCAATAGCGGCGTCGTCAAATTCGAACGGCAGCCTAATGGTCATGGTTTATCCTTTTCTTCGAAGCTAATTCAATGTCACGCGCGCATCCGGCACACGTCGTCCATCCGGCGAACGAACCACAATGCCGGTGCAGCCACAGAAAGCCGGGGACGTGTCGCAACCACACGAAGATACGCCACAGTTTTACAGCTTCGAGGCCGCGCAGTCGGAGGTCTATGATCACGTTATCAGTCTCCGTATTTGCGCCGCACTGGCGCGAACCCTTCCTCAATTTCCTTCCACACCTCGGCTGTGATGCGTGATACTTGTTCGACGCGCTTGAAATACTCGTCATTGCCGAGTTTGGCGCTTTCGGAAAGATATTTGGTTTCGGAGCCTTTGACCGGGTTGTCGATCACTCGGTCAAGCTGTTTCACGTCGTATAGCCACTCGATGCAAGAGCGGAGGTCGTCGATGCCGTACCCAAACATGATCGGTATTTCGCATTCGCGGTAGGGAGTGCATATCTTGTTCTTCTCGCACTTTACGCGAATGTCAACGCCGACCGGGCGTTCGACGCCTTTGCTGGTCCGCTTGATGAACCCCTTGTGTGCAAGGTAAATCACCTGGGATGCATAGAAGTCCAGGGCATGACCGCCGGACCGTGTGTATTTCTTGCCGAACGTCACCCCTATGTTGTCGCGAATTTGCGAGATGAACATGAGGTGCATCCGGCAATCATTGATCGGACGAACACGCTGCCGGAAAAATTGCGACAGCATTTTGGCTTTGCCGGTGTTGTAGGACCCCTCGCCAACTTCAAGTTTTTGCTCGCCCTCGTCGCTCAAAGCGTCCACCGAGTCTGTCACGTACAATATTGGGGTTTTTCGGTCGGCGTATTTCTTAGTGATTACGTCAACGTCGCGACTGAGGTCTTCGACGGTCAGGAAATCACCCTTGTTCGGTTCCCGTGGGTCGGGCAGGAAATCGATTTTATCGACTGGCATACCAAGACCGGCCGCGAACTGCATGTCGAACGCAGCTTCCGACTCTCGATAAAATATCTTTCCTTCGGGAAACTGTCGGCTGAAGTTCGAGCACGCTTCGATTGCCAACAACGTTTTCCCCGTGCTCTTGTCGCCAATAATATTTGACATGCGACCGAGCGCCCAACCGCCGCCAATCGTATTGTCCAGCAGCGTCGAGCCGGTTTTGATGAACCCCATGATTGGCGGTTCTTCCTCGAAATACTGACCCCGACGTTTAGGTTCGGGTTCTTCTTGCTGTTCAAGCCTTCTACGCGAAGCCATCTCACGCCCCTTGCTGATTTCTACTTGATCCCTTGCTTCGTCTCGATGTCGTGCTTGCCGAAGGCTGTTCTTACCGATATGTACCCGTCAGCACGCGGGTTAGAGGTTTTCTGGCGCTGCTTGCCGGAATTTGCGACCCGCATGCACTTGCCGACTTATCGGCAAACTGCGGATAGCTTGCCGGCCACGCCCCGGCACGGGCATTTTGTGATAAAGGCTTGGAGCATGCGATATACCTAAAAAGGGATATCGTCGTCTAATTCATACTCCAAGCTGGTTAAGGGCGGTCGGAACGCGACCTCCGCCGCGGCGGGTCGTCTTCGACGTTTTCGTCTCGGGTACGCCGGCTGCGCGGCGGGTCGTCTTCGACCGCCCGCCCGCGCCGTGGTGGCGGGTCATCTGCCGGTTCGTCACGCCGGGACCGGCGAGGTGGCGGGTCGTCGTCGGGGTCGGAACGGCCTCGCGTACTTTCACGTCCTGATGACTCTTCGTGCTCACGCGCCATCTTGTCGAGTTGACCACGAGCCTGCTTGACCGTGTCGTTTTCCGGCTCTTTGCCCGGTTGCTTTTCGTCATCCGAGTCCGGCAGGCGTTCGCGGCGGCGTGACTGCGGTTCTGGTTCCGGGTCGCGCTCGCTGCGGTCACGCCGGCTGCGCGGCGGGTCGTCTTCGACCGCCCGCCCGCGCCGTGGTGGCGGGTCATCTGCCGGTTCGTCACGCCGGGACCGGCGAGGTGGCGGGTCGTCGTCAATATTGCGGCTTCGCGTTTCCCCGCGTTCCGCACCGCGATCTCGGTCGTCGTCTTTTTTGCCGCCACGCCCATAGAGAATTTTGGTGACGTAGTCGTTGTCGTAATAGTTCAGGGTTTCGGGAAGAGGGTGATCGTCAACAAAGTCGAGCCAGCGATCCTGCCAGCGTTCGTCGTCGCACAGCGGGCTCGATTGCCGTGCTACGTCGATACCTGTCGTTTTGGGAAACGGTTTCTCGTCGCCGCGGCGGAAACTGACATCATACCCATCTTCCTCGTGGCTGATATCAAGTAATGCGCCGGTGCGCTGGTTGCCGCATCGCAGGGCCAGTTCTTCGTCAAGGGTGTATCCCCACATATGGAGTTGTGGACCCTCATCTTCGTTGTCACGGTCGATCACCCAATAAACCAACGATTTGCGTGCGGCAATCTGCTTTGCCGCCTCGGTGTCGCCGGCGTCATTCAGTTCGCGGCGTTCGTCACATATCGAGCAATCTTCGCCCTTCATCTTGTAGCGGCACAGATAGGTTCCGTTATCGGGTCCGATATTACGGTGTATCCACACCTCCAACCCAAAATGATCTGCATCTTTCCAATTACCGGGAAGGAACCGAAGATCGTTGATCCCCTTTTTGACTTTGTAGACCTTGAGCGAAGGATCAAATATCGAGTCATAAAAACCACCCTTCTGATCCTGGCGCTTGGTGGTCGACTCCATGGTCGGCCGATAACGGTATCTCTGTGTTGCTGCCATTGCTCAAATTTCTCCGGAACGCTGATTTTAAACTGAGGCTTGTCGAAACGCCCGTCGACACGCGGTAATTTAACCAGACACTGCGCCGCTGTTCGAAGCGCGGTCAAGCCCTCGTTTACTGGCTTTCAGGTATCCGGCATAGGCCGTGTTCGACGAGCTTTTCTTCCGGGATTGAGGTAATCGATACTCCAGGATGTAGCATCAGCAAAGGAGGCGCCGTATCAGGTTCCCAAACACCTTTCCATGCGCGGGAAAAATACTCAACATGCCGTGCAGTCAATTGCGTATCAAGTTTGCAAAGATAAATACCTGAAAACTTCGATATAGATTTTTCGATAGAGGTCAACGCGAATTCAATTTTCGGCGTGGCTAAATTCAGATGTTTGAGTAATTCGATATTCGTCATTTCGTTGATTTTGAAGTCGACAAATTCGTCACCGTAGAGGCGTTCGCAAGCCTGTATGTAATAATGGTTTTCCTTCAATGAGGCATGAACGTTTTCCCGAATAATATCAAGCACGCTTTCTGTCATGATCGGCTCCTGGTTATAGGGCATTTCATCGTGTCCGAGAATTATTACCGGTTTACCTGCCGGTACGCGGATTTATTCGTCGTCCGGAAGTCGCTGGCGTTTTTGGCTGCGTTGTTCGGCAACCGCGGTTTTGATATTGGTCGCAGTCGCAGTACGTACGGCGCGGGTTTCGGGCGCCATTGTATGGGTGGCCCAGTATCCGGCGATATACAGCGAAGTCAAATCCTTCAAGGCAAACCCACGCTGTGACACGGCTTCGCGCAGCCCATTCCAGCGGTTCGTACGATCAACCCAAGCACCAAACCGGTCCTGGGCACGTTGGAATTCGGGGTGACCTGTTATCATTGCCGCGACTGCGGTATCGGTAACCCGTTTAGTTTCCTCTGCACCTTGCTGGCGCAGTTGCTGATCCAGTTTGGCGCGGGTGCCTTCGAGGTTGGCTTTGGCTTCGTCTCGATATGAGACGGCGTCGGCACAATATTGTGCGACTTCGTTGAGGTAGGCGGCTTGTTCCACAAGCTCATCGTCGAGCCCGTGTTTGTCGATCCGCAACTTTTTTTCAAGGCGTTCGAGCGCGGCGTCGGAAGCGGTGGACGGGCTCTCTCGGGTGTCGGACATTATTGATCCTCTGTCTTTCCGACATGATTTGTCGGTGTGTTGTGAATTATCGATAAAGCGATACGCCGGTTTAGAATTAACAGGTATTGCTCCATAGCAATTGCTTGATCTGCCAATAAAAGGCGCTCTTCGTAAGCAAGCTTGGTGAACATATGATCCTGAGTAAAATTTCGCAGCTTCACGAGTTTTAGGGAAAGCTCTTCACGTTCGGTGTGCAACCGTTCTTGCCACGCTTCCATTTTGTCATTCCTTACCGGATTTACCTGTTGGTACGCAAGTCGTTGACCTTAAGCATGAGCCGCGTCGGGACGCCAGTCGGTTTCGTCCCAATTACCTTTTCCCGCGTTACAGTCTTCACACAAGATCTGAAGGTTGTTTTCGTCAAGAGCAAGTTCCGGATATTTGCGGCGTGGTTTTATATGATCTACGTTGATAATGATATGATGCGTTTTAGGACTTCGCCCGCAACATTGACAGCTAGCACCAAATTTCTTGAGTATCTTATATCGTAAATACCGCCATTCTCGCGTGAGCAAAAATTCTGCTGAAGAAATGTCTATATCAGCAGTCAATATTTTTGACACTCTTGGACTGACAACGAGTTTCGGTTTTGGCGCTACAATAATGTTTTGTTTGGCGGCTAAATCAGCCGCGGAGCGCTCGCGTTGTATCGTTAAAATACCAGACAACTCAATAAGCGCGCTGGTGACTTCCCGTTTCGAAAGAATGGGGAGTTCAGGAGTTATAGCCCGTTTCCAATGATTGTATAAATCAACATTCGTGACAGGGTTTTGAATGTCGACGCCGGCCGCGCGCAGACGCAACATAACGACCGCGCGAGCGCGTTTGGCTGTTACCGAACTTACCTTACGTCGTCGCATTAAATTAGCGCCTATTGCAGGTCGCGACAGAAATGTGCCACGCTGCAAATAGCGATGGCCCTTGAGGCATGTAATCTCAAGGGCCATCTCGGACCGAATGGTGATCGACCTCGCCGTTCGACCTGGACAGAGTTCTAGCCTTAGAGAGTGCAGAACGCAAGTCCTTATAGTCGAACATCAGTGCGACGGCTCACTCGAACCGGGGAACTCGCAACGACGAGTTGATACCGTATTCGGCTCAGGAGGCGGAGGTAACTCCGTGCTTGCAGGCCCGGCTTCGATTCCGGGAGTACAGCAGCCGACTAGGTGAAGGGGTGAGCACCGAGGAAAAGACCGAGGGCTGAAGTATCCAACGACGAGGAGTGGTGTCGAAACCACGCCTCTGACTTCGGGACCTGATATGCAGTTACAGCGGAACCTGCATATTGACCGAAGGAAGAGCGACAGTCGTAAGAGATATTCCGGGTACGACCGGGCGTGCCTTTGGTTCAAGTGAGGATATCATTATATCCCTGCGCTATGGGCCAGCCGTGGGCGGACGTTGGTGGGGTCCCCCGAGAGTCCTCCGGACAACTTGGAGGGGGTGCCAAAAGGACAAGTGCAGATCTATGCTTACGCAGGGACCCCTACATCATAATAATTTTTCAATTTTTAATTACTCTTCTACAAAAAATCTTATGATCTATACCATATATCATATGGTAATTATCAAGCTTTTAAAAATATGTAAACTACAGATACTTGACATTCGCAAAACTAATCTGAAACTAGTAAACCTATAATTCTTGGAAGCAACAAACGAGACCAGCCCAGTGGGAAGTTCCCCAATTTCTTTAGAAAAAATCATAGAGGCATTACCCAGCCTCGACCCTGACGAGGTCGAAACGCTGAGTAAGCATTTAGCTGCATTGCGTTCGCTTGACGGGGTCAAAACGACAAGCGACGACTGGCTCCTGCGTGGGATCATGGCAGAACTTGCAGACCAGGGGTTATCCAGCACGGTCCCGCATAACTTTCGGATATCTAATAGACGCCAGTTTCACGGTTACCTTGGAAAAGCCGAGAAAGTGCGTAGCTTTTTCGAGGAAGCCATGGGTAGCATGACCAGGGTCGAAAAGACCGTTGTTGCAGTTGTTGGGGCGAGGTGCCTCGCGGTGCATATAGGATCATTCCGCAATATTACGTTCAATTCGATGCTTCAGCATGTGGATATGATACCTACCGCGGTGGAGGAGGCGTTTCCAGGGTATATCAGGGCGGGGCTGCTTCGCGCCGCTTTGGGTGGGTATAAATTGCCGCGTGTCGCCGGCAGAACGTGACAAATTGTGACAAGTAAGGTGGAACGGATCATGACAATTAAAGTTGAAGAATGGGCTGACGAGGAGTCACGCACTCCGAATAATAGCTGTTACTGGTACGCTTCGTGTGAGATCGACGGTGTCAAATACGTCGAGCGCTCCCGCCGCGGCGCGGTCAACCGGTTGGCTCGAAAACTGGTGGCGGCTGGTATTCCTGATGACCGTGTAGAGGTCTGGCAGGGTACAAAGCTGCAATGGACCGCGAAATCGATGCACACGATTTCGTTATATACCTTTGCGGAAAGCATGAAATCACCGTTGCGACGTGGTGTTTTTGTAGATACAGCGGCGCGCATTGGTCATTCCGACGAGGAAGAGGAGGAGTGATCGCTATGAGCGAGGGAATTGTCGAGTCGGCCGCCGACGAAAAATTGCGTGCTGCGTTGGAGCGCATTTCCATGCTTCGGCAAAATGCGCAGCACATGCATAATGATGATATCATATGGTTATGTGATATAGCAGAGAGTGCGTTGCAATTTAGTAAGGGATCATTATTGGCGTCTTTATGCCGCGAAAGGTTCCCGGAATGAAAATTGGTGATACAATTATTCCGTGGAAGCGGAATAATGGTGCGTCTCTTGGATTGGAATATCCATATATCGGTGCAAAGTTATCTTGTGGTTTGTGGTGTATCTGGCATAGACACACTGGGTTAGTCGTGTGGATTTCTACTACTGACAATGACCTTTTTGGATATCGTGATTGCACGCGTGAAATGGAATTGTTGAACAATATTAGAACGACGCGCGCTGAACAGGATTTGATTAATATTTTGCATGATATGGAAGCTTAAACCCGCGTGCTGCCGGGTTATGCAGTAAGGCTCGTGGCGGACGTTGGTGGGGGAATGATTTATGCCGGACGAGGTGTTGTCGGGAAGTATGGTCGAGTCGTTATTGACCGCCTTAGCCTATGCCAAACAGGACGCCGCGCCGCTTCTCGCAGTTTTAGAACCGGATATGTTCGAAGGTCTGTACGGTGATGTCGCCGAAAAGATTTTCGAGTACCGCCGTCGTTTTAAGGAGCCTCCTGCACCAGCCCACCTTGACGATATATTTGATCACATAGGACCTGATCATAAGCAGTACCGTCAATATAACCGCATCCTTATCGGCATGCGGGAACAGGCTCCGAGCCTGAACCTGCGTTTCCTCATAGATCGAGTTACTAACTTCGCACGTCAGCAGCGGTTGAAAGACGGTGTGCTGCGTGCGGCTGAACGATATCAGCAAGGTGGTGATACCGTTGCTGAAGACGTTGAGCATATCTTGTCTGACACATTGAAGCAGCGTGTCTCCAGTACAGATTTAGGAACTCGTCTTAGCGTAGATACACTTGATTTTCTGGATCGTTCTGAAGTTGACGCTGGGATGCAAATAAGAACTGGTATAGATCAGTTGGATCGTTTTGATCTTATGCCTACCCGCGGTGAGGTATTTGCTTTTATGGCCGCGCGTAAGCGTGGGAAGTGTGTAGCTAAAGGAACTCTCATTCAACTCGCAGATGGACGTAGGAAGTCTATTGAGGATGTCGTACGAGATAAGGATCGTTTAGTAATATGCTTGAATGAAGATACTAAACAATTTGAAAAAGTGACGGTGTCTGATCATTTATTTAGCGGTGAGCAGAAGTGTTTCCTTTTAGAACTTGAGGGGGGAAGGTCCGTGCCCCTCACGAACACACATCCAGTTCTGACACCCGCCGGTTGGGTTCCAGTGGAACAACTTGGTTCGGGCGATTTTGTAGCTATACCAACAGATTTATCTGGTCTCGGTCATGATGTATGTGAGCCGGAACGCGCTCGTCTTTTGGGATATTTGATTGCGGATGGGGGACTTACGAATGGTATCACATTTACTAAATATGACAAAGTAATATCTGATAATTTTATTCATTGTGTGGAAGTTTGCGGCGCTGCCGTGACTGTTGGTCGCGCTGAAGGGCTGTATTATGTAGTAGACGACGGTACGGGAATTAAACCTTCAAATAAGGTAGGAACTCCTCCGAGTAATGTTCAAACGTGGCTTTCTGAAATAGGTCTTTTAGGAAAAAAATCGAAAGACAAGTCCGTTCCAGAATTTGTTTTCGGATTGTCGGATGAGCTTATATCAGAATTTTTAGGTGCACTTCTTTCCTGTGACGGTAATCTTTCTCTTTTGGAGAGAAGGATAGAATATTGTGCTTCTAGTGCACAACTTGTCGACGATGTTCAGTATCTTTTAATTCGTTTGGGTGTCAATAGTAGGACATATGACAAGTCTGTTTTTAAAGAAGGTAAGGAATTATTTGGTTATCGAAGATTGATTATATCTGGTCAAAGGAATGTTTTGAGATTTTTGGATCGTGTGCAGTGGTTGCGGGTTGGGGGTCAACTTGCTGTTCAAGCTTTGCGTGGCAGCTTTAAGGGCCTCGTTGAAAAGCAAGATTACGGGACCAAAAAACTTAGTGATGTAGCTATGTTTGTTAAGGTTAAGAGAATTACGTATCGAGGCGTGCAGCAGACGTATGATTTAAGTGTTCCTAAACATCATAATTTTTTGGCTAACGATATCATTATTCATAATTCATGGATGCTGCAATTTCTCGGAAAGCAGGCGGCGCGGCAGCGGTGGAATGTCGTGCATATCAGCCTTGAGAACCGCGAGCCGCGTGTAAAAGCTCGTTACGTGCAGACGGCATTGGCGGTTGCCAAGCGTGAAGATGAATTTGTTCAGTCATTTTTTCGCAAAGACAGCCGCGGTTTGCTCGACGACCTTGAATATGATGTTATGAAACCGACTTTGGCATTCAATCGCCCAGCAGACCGCCCGGCTCTTAACCGCGCCGTTCGGCGGCATCAGGCTACGTTTAACCGTATTATCATAAAAGAGTTTGCCTCGGGGACATTGACGGTTCAGACGCTTGATAATTGGTTGGATGCACTTGAGGGTGAAACTGGTTTTATCCCTGATATGCTCATACTGGACTATCCGCAGCTTATGAAATTAAACCCTCGTGACTTGCGAGGGTCGTTTGGGCAGGTCACGGTTGATCTTCGTGGTTTGGCTGGACGCCGGCAAGTGGCTCTGTGCACGGCGATGCAAGGTAACAGAATGGCGGAAAACGCCAAGTTGTTGCGGTCGGAGCACGCTGCTGAAGATATCAGTCAAATTGCTACGGCTGATGTTGTTTTGACCTATAATCAGACCGAGGCCGAGCGGGCTGTTGGACTAGCTCGGCTTCACGTTGCGGCCGCGCGTAATGATGTAGACCGTTTTTCAATCCTTATATCGCAGGCTTATGCAACCGGACAATTCCAGCTTGACTCGGTCATGATGGGAAGTTCGTATGCTGAAATGCTTGGAGAGGTCAGTCGCGCGGTTCTGCGTGAGACTGGTGACAAACATCCAGATGATGATTAAACCCGCGTGCTGCCGGGTAAAGTAGCAATCCCAAGGGTGAGTACGAAACAGCGGTAAGAGGAGCGTTCTATGCGTCTAACGAATTATATGCGGAATAGTATCGTTGAGCGGTTGGTTGCGGATGTTCGGAAACCGCGGGACCTTGCCATGCGAGCGCGTGAAAATGCATTGGCTTTGCGTATGTTGCGTTTTCGGTTTGGTGAAGATGTTTTTGAGCGGTGTCGTGAACTTCCCGGAGGTTGGCTTGAACTGCACAAGCATATCGTAATATCGCACAGAGTACGGCAATCGATGCCGCACCGTCACACCAGTTTTATCAGGGAAAAGGTTTCAATAAGCCTTGCTGAATTCGCAGTTTTGCCAAACTCCGCAAGGACGGATTGGGATCGTGAGATGTTCGAACCTTTGTTCGAAGAAGTATGCGCGGTGTTTGCGAGTTATTATACGCTTGAAGACGAAGTGCGGCTTGTTGGGCAGCAGGCGCGTTCCCTGCTCACCTCGATACATACCGTCGAGAAGTTGTGTGATGCATGGCCGGAAGGCTTTGCGTTTCTGCCGCAGGAAGAGCTTGCAGCACCAAATTTTCCGGTGCCCGCGCCGCGTATAATGGATATCAATGCACGTATTGCTGCGTTGCGAGAGGTGGCGTAATGAGGCGAAGTGATATACCGAAAGTAACGGAGTTAATCGCTGAATTGGATAGATTAGAAGCTTTTCGACAGGCGGCTGACGGTGGTTTGGCAGCACTGTCTGTTCCACATGCCGCACTTGTGCTTTCAGTTCCGTCAGATGTCTTAGTAACAATTTTACAAAGAATGGAAAACGATTTATGGAATAAGCTGGATGTATTTGGTGTTTTTTCGGACGACCGGCCGGTTGTTACTAGTTAAGTGAAAGTGTTTACACTTGATTCCGAATAGTGAAATAACTCGGTTTCTTGATCGGAAATTAGACGATCATGACTGGTTGAAAAATCTCACGGAAGAACGCATAGATGCTGCTCTTATTGATTTGAAGCCAAATGCATTATCCTTTATTAAGGATTTTAAAAAACATCAAAAAATTGGCTTTTTATTAGGAGTGTGCTTCCCACAATTTTATTTTATATACGATATGGGAAGCGGCAAAACGATGCTGTCTCTTCGGTTACTTGCATATCATTATATGACAAAACAAATTTTAGGTATTTCGGTGGTGTTGGTGCCTACCGATGCTTCCGCGCTCGGTTGGGAAGACGAGATTAATAAATGGGTTCCCGATATGCCTTATCGGGTATTGCTGGGCTCGTCGGCTGCAAAGTGGAAGTCTCTCGCTGGTTTTAATAAGGGTGTCTTGATCATAACCTATATTGGTTATGCATCCATGGTGTCGGAATTACGTCCGTCGGCTAGAGATCCCGACCGCAATAAGCGGCAATTGAGCAAATCATTGGTTGAGAAGTTCTGCAAACTGGTCGACGCGTTGGTCATGGATGAAAGCACGAATGTGGCCAACGTGCAATCATTGGTGTATGCCGCGACGCGTGAGTTGTCGTTTACTGCCGCGGTTCGCTATGCCCTTGCGGGGCGTCCGTTCGGTCGTGACCCTATGATGTTGTGGTCACAATGTTTCTTGGTAGATCATGGCGCTTCCCTGTCGCATAGCCTTGGGATGTTTCGTGAGGTGTTTTTCACGAAGAAAAAAGCGTTTTGGGGTATCAATTCGTACGACTATACACTCAACAAAAAACGGCAGCCTGATCTTGCGCGGGCGTTGGCTCACCGGTCGCTGCCCTATTCGATTGATGAGTGTGTTGATCTACCTGAGACGGTGCCCGTTATTAGGAGGGTATCATTCCCAATTGATACCGAGGCATATTATAAACGCGTCGTCCATTCGCTGGTCGAGCACAAGGGGAATTACCGCGAGGTCGAGAATGCGTTTATTAAGATGCGCCAGATTGCTTCTGGGTTTTTGGGGTTTACCGACGACGAGACCGGTGAAAAAGCACAGGTTGAATTTAAGGACAATCCGAAACTAGACGATCTTATGTTGCTTCTCGAAACCATGCCGCGCGACGAGAAGGCTCTTGTCTTTCACGAATTTACTTGGACTGGCGCACGTATCTGTCGGGAGTTGACCAAAGCAAAAATCAAGCATGGCTGGTTGTGGGGCGGCACTAAGGACTGGGCCACCATGAAGGATAAACTCGACAATGATCCGGACTACCGGGTTCAGGTGATCAATCATAAAAAGGGTGCGTTTAGCCTCAACCTGCAACGCGCCAGTTGGGAATTCTTCTTCGAGTCGCCGGTGTCACCAATCGCGCGCGAACAGGCCGAACGCCGCGCTCGGCGACAAGGTCAAACTCGCAAGGTTATGATGTATGATCTTGTGGTGCGTGATTCGGTTGAAGAACGTATCCTTGATTTTCATAAAGAGGGTGTCTCTTTGATGGATGCACTTGTCAGTAACCCTCAACTCTTGATCCGTGTGTAAAAACTGCGGGTTGCACTTAAGTGTGGACTTCCTGTACGTTTTTTTTACCGAGCCCGCGTGTCCCCCGGACTGTGGGACAAGTCGCGACTAGGAAGGTCGTGTTGCAGAACCTCTGCAAACAGAGAAGGGTTTTATATCAATGGCACGTTTGAACGAATTGGTAGACGATGTTGCTCTCGTCTCTGATACACCAAAAACCCGTACGAAAGCAGTGCTTGCTGCTCTTCCGCCATTTATAATTGATGCATTGATACGGGATAAGGAATTCCGCATTCCGGGAATGGGGATTTTCTATATTTCGGCGATTCGTCCGCGTAAGATTCACAAATTCAATGGTGAGATTGTTATGACTGGTGAAACCAATACAATCCGATTTAAACCGGTCGCTGCTATGAAGCAATTGCTGAACCCGCCACCGGAACAACCAAAATCCTCGCGCCGCAGGAGCCTCTAAGTCGTCGGCGAGTCCAGCAAAATCGATTAATGCATAAGGGTGCCGTGTGGGGTTTCTTGAAAGCGACGTAGCTACGGGCACCCGTAGCAATCGTCGCATTCCGCTTGATATGCTTGAGCGGAATGGTTGTCGTTTATGTTCCTTAGATCAAGCAAAGATCAGAAGTCCAAAGATGGAGCCGTTAGGTCCATCGAAACCGTTGATCTATGTTTTGGGGGAGGCGCCGGGGCAAGATGAAGATAAACAGGATGCTCCTTTTGTCGGTAGGTCT